AGCCCCTTCAGACTCCACCGGCGAGAACAGAATCTCTTGTTGAAGGGAATCGACCTGCGCCTGTATAGCCGCGTTTATCATGCGCCATATGGGAGACTCAAGCAAGCGCTCGAATTCTTTTTTCTTTTCTTGAATGTTTAAAGGGTCTTGCGGATCATCAGTCATCATCTACTCCAGAAGAAGCCCCCGAAGGGGCGGGAAGCGGTTAGCCAGAAGCGCCCATTCCGGGGATCTGACCTGGTTCGTTAAGGTTCGCGCGCATAGGTACGGCATTCCCCATCTGCGCCTGTTGCTGCATCATCCCGTCAGGGACGACGTTAATACGGAACTTGTTGATGTTTTTCAAGCCGCCGAGCTGCGCGACAAAGGCGAAGATCTTGCCAAGGTCATACTGCTCCAGCGCGCCAGGAACCTTACTCAGCCCGCCGAGCATCTGCTGCCAGAGGTTGGCCTGGGCAAAACGATCCACAGGCATGGTGCCATCAACCGGTACGAAATCATACATGCCAGCAATCAGATCCGGAGTCACCTGCATATAGCGTTCCGCCCACATTGCCTGGTCGCCGATAATCCGGAACTTCTTATCGCCCGTGTACAGCTGCTGCGAGGACATGTAGAGCTTGTTGGCGAGCGGCCCAAAACCAACATTCGAGAACCACTCGCAGTTCGTCTTTAAGCGGTTGATACCGAAGGAGGTGGAGGAGCGGACTTCCGTCGCGGTCTTGCGGCCGCCGGCATTCACGCTTCCCATCACATTATCCGAGACCCCTGTAATGCGCTGGGCCAGCTGCGCCACCGTCTCGCTATCGGACAGGTTCGAGCGGGTAATGTCCTGCACCTGGAACTGCGACAGCATCGTCCGTACATCCTGGCCATACGCGGCGGGCTTAAGCCGGATCATCTTCCCTGGCCCCGGCTCTTCCAGATCCCGGACATTGACCTTGCTCGGATCTACGAGGAACATGTTGTTCAGCGCCGCCCGTACATTATAGAAGTGGGAGTTGAAGAGCCACTCCATAGTCTTGTTCAGTGGGTCGAGTACCTCGAGCATCGACCGGTTAAAGACGTTGTAGCCTTCCACCTCGAACGGGATCACATCGAACGGGTACTTGTTATGGGCCAAGCCCAGAGGCTGGGCGCTCACAATCACAGACTTGTTGGCGATAGTAAAAACCCACTTCTCCGGACGGTTGCTGTTACCAATGCCGAGTTCGCTCGGGATGACGTCCCAGTGGAATTCATACAGATCCGCGGTGGAGGGGGTATCGCTCTCAAAGTTGTAGAAGGAGAGATCCTCGCCTGGAAGGTTCGTGTCGAAGCCTGTAGCCGAAGCCCGGTCGGAGCTTTCCCCCTGATTCCCGAATTCCCGAAGGGCTTTCAGGTTATAGTACTTGCCACTCGCGGCCTTGGCAGCGATCTTCACCCAGCCAACCTTGTCGAAAACAATACAGAATTCCCCCTCTTGAAATCGGAACAGGGGAACGCGTGGATCGCTCAGGAAGTCCGCAGGCCGTACATTATAAAGCCGATTTCCCTCGAACCCGGTCAGGGTCTCGCTCGTCTGCACCTTTTCACTCGTCCCCGGAATCGGCATGCCCAGGAACATCTTCGGCTGATCCACCATCTTCGTCAGGGTGAATTCCTCTTTATCCCAGTAGTGGCCGAGCACCCCATGAGAGTATTTGCCAATATCCATCAGCCAGACGAACAGCGCCGGCATTCCGCCCCCGGCTTGGAGTTGGTAATCAAGGAGGGATTCCATAGCGGTCTCCGCGGTCTGGGACTCGCCGTGGCGCCCCTTCAGCTGGAAAATTGGATCCCGCGCGAGAAACACACTCGTATAGTAAGTATGGGCCGTGAGGAGCATCGCATACGAGTACGGAATATTGATGGTAGTGTACTCAGTCTCGCCCCCCTTCCGCTTATCCTTCCGAATCCGATCCACATCTGTCTCCGGCATATAGGCCGTATAGGTATCCTCTGAGTTCTTCCACTCCTCCTCCCGCTTTTTCCGCTGCTCGTCCCGGGCCAGCTGATAGCGCCCTTTAAAGTTCTTAATCACGAGATTATGTAGTTTGCTGCCGTACGGGATATGCTTGATCCCAGGCGCGAGTTGCTCTGCTTGTTTCATTATGGTGCTCCACGAAAATTTAACTGCGGAAGGGAGTCATCCTCTTTCGAGTACTCCCCTTCGATCCACTCATCTATTCCTCGCTTTTCGCCCCAGGTGATCGCCATGGACACCGCGTCAAGAACGTCGTCGTGCATCTGGGCGCTGGGGGAGTACTCCGTAAACTGCTCGATAAATTTCGCGTGGGAGGAGCGGCACTTGAGCCGCTGATAGCCGGAGGTTTCGCCAAGGGCCTGGATGATCCGATCAGACTTCCGCCTGCGATCCTGAACCTTATACACAGGTAGGTAGAGGCGCTGTTCCCGCATCCCCTTTTCTATATACCAGGCCAACACCCGCTGATACGCGATCGCCTCGACGATGATGCCCAGCGGCCGCCATCTCCGCGCAAATTCAAAGACGGTAGCGAGCACCATCTCGGGGTCTTGGCCAGTTGCGGCCTTGAAGTCGACGAGATAAACCTCATCTCTGAAGAAGCCGATTACCACGACTGCATTATCATCAGCGGTCTTTTCTTCGCTACTCGCCGGGTCAATCGCAATTACATAGGTCATCCGCTCGGGTAGCGTTTCCCAATATACGAGGTTGTCCAGGCGGAAACTCGCCATCTCTTCGGAGATGATCTTACACTCTTTCTCCCGCATCCAAATGGCAAGTCGCCCCACCTTCGTCGCGGCTTCCTTTTGCTTGAGCAGTTCCGCGGTCGGGTACCGCTCAGGCCAACGCGACTCCCCATCAGGCCCGAAAATACCAAAGCGGAAGAAAGTCCACTCAGGATCCTTTTCGCAACCCTCGATCAGGTCGAACTTAGACTTGGGAGTGTCTAGGATAATAGCTTTAGCGTCGGGTGCTTCGGACTTGGGAGCGAGTGAGTTGAAGAGTGCACCAAAGACAAGGTTTTGTTCCTTCTTGCGCTGGTCGACTGAATTGCTAGCTTCATCAGTTGATGTGTCGTCGCAGATGATAAGGTCAGGGCGGTGGTCATCAATGTTAAAGCCGCGAAGTTGACCTGTAATGCCAAGCGCAAGAATGGTAATAGGGGTATCGAGGGCTTCATGAATAATCTCTATATGGTCATCGCTCCACTTGCTCCCCTTCCGCAGACGGAAGGTAGAAGCCCAGAGCCGGTTATGTTCGACTTGCCGCTTGATCCAGCGGAGGGAAAGGATCGAGTGGCCCTGACTTGCAGACACGAAAAGAATAGTACGGGAGATGCCATAGGCGATCCGCTGACTTGTGAAGGCGCGGAGGAGAGTTGTCTTGGCCCCGTCCCGGAAAACCTCAATCGCCACATTACGGTAGTCGCGGTTGTTGAGGGTCTTCCCCATCTCATCGTGCATGGCGGGGGAAGCCTGCCGGAAGGTCTTGGGGAAGAAGAGTCGGCCGTAGAGGGTAAGGGAGGTTGCGCCAAGTTTCACGGCCTCTTGCGGGGAGATAGGAAGTTGCTCAGCCATTAGGCTCTCCAGATATGCACTTTGAAAGAAGGATGGCGCATGCTTACTTCCTGCGCGAGAACAACCTTCTCAGGGAACGGGGTGGTGGGGTCATACCACTTAACCACCTCGCAGAAATCAAACTCCCAGTGGGAGGCCGGGAACATCACCTGGAGTACGGGGAGGTAAAGGTGCCGGACTTGCCACCAAGCGTCGGAGGTATGTTGATACTTCACCTCGACGATGGTAATGCGCCCCCTGGGGAGGTCAATAAGTATCCCGTCGGGTTGGCACCATCTCCAGCGCGCCTCCTCGCCCGCTGGAAAGAACTTAAGCCAGGGGGACGGGATATACCTATCCCCGTAGAAGGTCGAGAGGTACTCCTGAACCTTCCGCTCGTACCGGACACCTTCGAGGCGCCGCCCCGTATACCGCTTCTTCCGAATGGCCGGGGGCAGGGCGAAGTTGGCCGAAAGCACCCGCCCGGCTGGCCGGAACCCCTGAGGCGCGGGCACGGGCGAAGGCATATTACTCAGCATCGAATGTGCGGCCAACGGTGTCAGGTAGCCTCACTTCGTTCGCCTGTACCGGCAACGAATTCTCGGCGAACAACTGCATCAGTTCCCGCGCGGCCGACAGATCCCCTGCGGAGATAAACACATTCTGTTGGATGTGATTCCCACTCGGGGGGCCGGCGGGGTTGCGAGAGGATGCGGGCGCGTAGCCCATACGGTGAAGTATCTTGTCCGTGGCATCGAGGAGGAACTCGGGATCCTCGTTCTTTTCGAGATGGTCGGTGAGCTTGTCCAGGGCAATGTCCGCCGCCTTGCGCAGACGCGCGGGAATGGAGTCCGCCACCCGCAGCCCGATCGCGAGCTGCTTCTCCTTCAGGGCATGCTGGAAGATATCAGAATGTATGATCTGACTGAGCCAGCTCTGCGAATACCCGAAGTGGTCGCTGCATTCGCGGAGGGATTTTTCCGGGTTAAGCACGAGCCAGTTCATCAGCATCTCATGCGTTGTGGAAAGGCGGGCTAGGGCTGCCATGCTAAATCCTTTAGGGGACGGGGAAGATGAGCCTTTATACACGGGTAGGGGCGGGGAGTCAAGCGCTGGCGCGCTGGCGCGTGGGGGTAGATGGGCGGAGTAATGGTGGACTTATCGTCCCCATCAATTCCAGATGTACCTCAGTAATTTTTATCGCCTTTATCCCAGGGGTAAGCGCCCCTCGAGGGGGGCGGGTGGGTGCCGCCTGTAAGTCGTTGATTATAAACAGGAAAATATGAACGCTTGCATCCTTGTGCGGCAGGTGTATAATGAATTCATCGGAGGAGCAAACAGGTTCCCCCGGTACAGCGGCAGGTGCGGACTATCGCGCAGGCTGACTTTCTTTAACAATTTGCATGGAGGCCATTATGGCACAAGCACAAGTGGTGAAGTTCCTCGGGAAAATTACGCCTGAGGATCATGGTGGGCAAGCTCGGACGGTGATCTTCACCCTGGGTAATGGGAGCAAGCTTACTGCCTGCCTCGATTCGTATAATGCCGAGATGGTGGAACGGCTTGCGGTTCATGGGCTTAGCCAGAAGATCGGCGATAGCGCGAGTGGGTTTGCAAAGGATCGGGACTTCCTGGGAGCGTTCGGCTCAATGCAACAGGTGGAAGAAAACCTGAAGCAGGGGCTGTGGGCGAGCCGGAGTGGCGGAGGTACAAGCGATCTCGTCGCGGCCATTGCCAAGATCAAGGGCGTTAGCCTTGAGGACGCGCAAGCGGCAGTCGATAAGGCTACGGAAGAGCAGGTGGCAACCCTCAAGAAACATCCGGCGATCAAAGAGGCCATTGCCAAGATCCAAGCGGCAAGGGCGAAGGAAGCGGCGAAGGGCGCCGGAAGCCTTGATGATCTGGTCAAGGGTCTAGGTCTGTAACATAACCGGGGGAGGGGGAAACCTTCCCCCCATTAAGGAGAATCAAATGTCACACGCAAGAAGTTTGATCATTCTCGCCTTGCAGTCCGAGGGCGTAGTGGATGAGGTAATTGAACGGGCTTTGGTCAAGGCAGAGTTATACAATTTGGAAAGCCGGATCCGGACTGGTGTGGAGCGGGATATTTGCAAGGCGCAGGCGCAGGCGCAGTACGGAGACATCTTTGGCGAGGGGGAGAGAGGGAAGCCGCGCAACTATCTCGAGGAGACGTTCCCATGAGCTGGCTGATCCGGATCGGGATTCTGTGGGCGATGGCAGCCTTCATCGTCCTTTGGACGGGACTGGGTTGACAAGCAGGGAGACTTCGGTCTCCCTATTTTTTTACCCCTCGGAGCGCCCGTCTGGCGCCTGGATGCTGGGTACCTTTGGAGCGGGGCCACTACAAGTCCGTACCCTCCGCGCCTAGCCCCTGGGAGCGGAACCACTGTTAGATGCTGGCGGGTTGGAGCTGATCCGGAGCTAGTGCAATCATCTTGCAATCATACGCAATAGAGCGCAATCACATGCAATGCGGGCAATAGATGCAATCAAGCAATGGAGCTGAAGCCCCACCCGTCCGTCTATATAAAGGCCGTATAAAGTCTCTCTAAGTTATTTTTTTTTCTTTTTTTTTTTTAATTAACTGGAACAAGACCCACTAGGACAAGATGGGGAGATTAACTACCTATTTAATCCGTCCAATATCTAGACGGCACACCCCCATCAGCTCCATTGCCCTATTGCTTCTATTGCGTGGATTGCGAGTGATTGCGTGTGATTGCACGGTCATTGCAATGTCAGCCATCTCGCCCCCTTGACAAGCTCCCACGCGTCTCGTAAGCTACCAATTCTACCAACGCGGCCAAAAGGGGAAGCCAGTGGCAACAAAAACCAAAGATACGAGGAATACCCTCCCAGGATTCGAGTCCCGGGAGGAGAAGAAGGTGAGCGGGAAGAAGGCAAAGACGCGTCATCAGTTGGAAGTCGAAGCACTTAAATTGAAAAGGAAGAAGAAATGAGTACAGGTAAGCGCAAGCGCTTCTCGAAAAATACTGCAACATGGGGTACTTTCGAAAAGCTGTTTCTCGATCCAACGCGCCAGCATCCCACGCGCCTCGGGCCGTTCCCGAAGGGGAAAGTTGTGAACCTCGTCCAAGGGTTGAACTGTTGCAATATCCAGTGGGCTGAGGACATGCAGATGCCTCTTAACATGCTTACGCTCTCGGCCAAGGCGGTCAAGGGTCATACGGATATGGACTGGTTCCTTGAGGTCTCCACCAATTACAGGCAGCAAGGCCTCACCTCCCCGCGCGGGAGCACCGGCCAGAACTGGGTCGCGGGCCTCCTTGACAGCTTGTCTGGGGGAGAGTCTCTCCCGACACAGGGCGTCGGCCATTCGCCTTATACGGACGAAGGAGTCGCCCCCCAGGGCGAGTCGCCACTCGTGGAACCTGAGGAGTGGGTCGATCCGCAGGATGATTTGTTAAACAGCTATCTCAAAGGGGAAAAATAATGGCAACAGGAACTGTTACCCTCACGCTGGATAAGGCGGAGTTCGAGTGCACGTATTATGCAGATCCGGGCCGGGCTGGAACCCACTGGGAGCCGCCCGA